TTTTGTAACAGCTCTTTGTTGTGCTTGATAATATGCTAATGCGTTTTCTCTAACGTCACGAACAGTTTCACCACCACCTCCGCCTGTGGCTGGTTTTGGATTTGAAAAAGCTAGTGAATCTTTTGACGCATCCACTAATACCGATGATAAGTTTTGGTCTTCTATTTCAAAAGTCTGTCCACCCTTAAACGTAATGTCTCCACTATTAACGTTATCATCAACTCCACCACCAAAAGCGTATTCAATAGTTAGTGTTGTGTTCGCTGGTGCTAAACCAAAAGTTTTTGTTTTCAAAAAATTACTTGGGTCAAACGCCTGTGTCAAGAAACTTGGACTACCAGGTAAATTAGAACCAACGCTATCAGGATTAGGTATAATCTCTTCATCAGGATTATCTGATACACCTGCGCCGAATCTAAGGATTGTTTCGTCATTCTCATTTATAAACGTTGTAAATCTTTTAGCCGTTTTTTTCAATTTTAAAATATATGGTGATGTATCTCTATTGAGTACAGAGGTAGGGTCATTAGTTGAATTATTTTCTATATCTTCAAAAATTGTGTCACGAGCTAGTGAATCAACTTCATACCACTTATTACCATCACTATCAATACATGACAATATTTCTATTACATCAGGATTTTCTAATTTTATTTGACTGTATTTTTGTGACGCACCAAACTCAAAAGTTTCTTTAGCAATCTCCCCACTCTCGGCTTTAACCCTTTTCTTCAATAAAAATTTAGTAGGTGTATCACCATCATTCTCAAATATTGTTGTGACTCTTGGGTCTGATAGTGTATCGAATTTAAAATTAACATCATCTAGCGTTCTAAACGTAGTTCCGTTTGTGACCGATGTAATTCGGGCGCCAGATTTTATAGTCAACGCATATCTGTAATCGGGTTTACCATTTAAAGCGGGCACAGTTTGAAAAACATCAAGCACTACGTTTGATGGTGAGGTTACACGAGGTTTGTATCCTAAAGCCTGTGCTATATTATAAATACTTCTTTTTTCTTCTGCGAAAGGTAGTAATGATTCTCTGAATTGACTATCTAAGTAATAGGATAAAACATCTCCAACATATGATGCCATCTCGATAAACATCATACCAGGCGATGCTTCGTTGAAATCGTTGTAAGTCGATGGAAAATATGTTTTTGCATATTCTATTAGATTACTTCGAAAATCATCGAAATCTTTATTTAAGTAATTTATACTTCTAACTTTATTTTTTTTGACTGTTGTTCTTGCCATTATGTTATCCGTTTACGTTTAATAAAACTTCTTGTTCTTCGAGGCTTAGAGCTGGAACAAATTTAATTTTTACAAAGACTTTACTCTTATCACCATCCTGTGTCAAAGTTTCTACGCTGTTAATTGTTATGTACGACAACCATAGTTCCACCGCTCTTTTAACTTCGTTTTCTATTTTGTTAGGCAATTCATCATCTATTTGTTCAAAACAAATTTCTCTTAACCTACTACCAAAATTTGGTTGTCCAACTCTCTCACCAACTTGGGTCAATAATAAATTTCTCAAATTATGAACCGACTGTTCGACCGTAGTTTTTGTTAACTTAAAGTCGTTGAACGAATCTCCTTTTAGTGGAAAAGATAAACCTACAAATGTATTTGTGTTTAGGTCATTTTGTCTTGCGGACATTACTTACCTTTCTTATTCATAGCTTTCATTAAATCACTATAATCACGAGTTAGTGCTTTAGTCACAGCTTCTGGCACATCATTTATTGTCTTACCTGCTTTTTTAAGAGTGTCGACTGCAACCATATCCCTCTTAACTTCATCTGATTTTCCATAACCCATTAACTCTGCCATCCTTGAAGAGTCAAAAGCACCACCACCTAATGTTGGGTATTCATCAGACTGACTTTCTGATTTTCTCAATCCAACGGTCTCGTTCAAGACATCATTTAACGCTTTATTATCTGTGAACTTTTTTTGTGGAGTTTTGATTTTTTTCTTAGGTTCTTCAATAGTCTTTGTTTCATTCATAAATATCTTTTGAACTTCTTTTTTAACTTCATTACGAACCACTTCTCTGATTATTTTTATCAGGTCTTTTTTTGTCATTTTGAAACGCCCTCTTTCTTTTAAATTTCTTTAATTGATTCTTCTTGTTTTGATTTTTCTTCTTTAATTTCTGCTTTAAAATCTTTTTTCTTACCACCATGGTAATCGTAAGCGTGACCTTCCTCAATTAAAATATCATTGACACTAACCCATCCGTCGACCGATAAATCAATTTTATTATCAACGCTGTTTATACATTCAATAATATGGTCACCGACATAATCAGGTGATATGAATATTTCACCTAATACTCTACCAAATTTTCCTGTCCCATGTGATACTAATTTAAAAACACCAGCTTCTAATAATTCTTTATTTCTTGCTTTTGCTGCTAAACCTTTTTCTTTTTCTTCTAAATCTTTTGTTCTTGATTCCCAAGTATCGATACCCATGTAACGAACTCTTTTTTTAATTTTGATATCGAAACCCAAATCGATATAACAATCTATCGTATCACCATCAACGACTTTAATCAGCTCAGCCTGATACTCTCTTGATTTTAATTTTTTTGCCATGATATCTTCCTATTGTGTTTTAACTTTTGTGCTTAAAATATTTCTTAACTTACTATTTACTGTGGTGACAGACGTAGCTAATGATGCCGCATTGCCCGGCAAAGTACCGGGATTTAAAACTGGTACAGTAGCAAATGTATTTAACGCTGTTATTAATTCTTGTAATATAGAAACTAATTCATCACCTTTTACTAATGGTTGTAAATCTTTTTCTACCGAAGTTCCTAACCTAATATCATTACTACTAATAAATATACCCCCACTTTTTATTAGGACTTTTTTTCCTCCAACTGTTTGTCCATCAATCGTCGTAGAGGCCCCATCTGAAATTAAGTAAATTGATGCATCATCTCTATCTATTGTTTGTTTGAATAAATTATTTTCAACTACCCTATGACCCACCACTATTTTTGTGATTGGTTTATTAGAACGATTAGAACCGAGAACTATTGAATTATTGAATCTACCATTGAAAACAATATCACCCTCATTTATATCGATATGCTTTATACTTTTATCACGTTGAAATGTATCACCGTATTTTTTCAGTTCATCATATTCACCAGAACCAGCGATAGCGTTTTCGTTTGGTGAGTTTGTCTTGTTGATTACATCGGTGTAATAATGTTGTCCATTAAATTCTATTACAGATATATGTTCACCCACAAGTGGGATTTGTGTCACATTTGGTTTGACTGGTAAAACAACATTTCCTTTTATCTTTTGGGTATCATCATTTATAAAAGTTCCAAGGACACCTCCATATACTTCTTTTGATATCTCTGTCACCTCAAACGCCTCTTGTTCATAAAACTCTGTCTTTGCCGATTGTATTCTATCGCTTATGTATGAATCTAAATCGGCGTTATATTTAGCCAATCCACCCTTACGTCCTGTTCGTTTATCTGGAAAAATTTGCTTATGATAAGCCATCTGGTGCTTTCATGTCATCAATCCTTGTATGAATTTTATCTGATTCTTGTTGAATATCTAAAACGGTGTCCTCGATATTAGAAAGAAGTTGTTTCTTTTCTTCGTCACTTAGGCCAAACTCATCCTCGCTACCAGCCTTTTGTTCGGTAGATATTAGTCTCTGAACGATTCCAGCCATTTTAACTAGCTGGTCATCATTCTTCACGTTTATCTCAAGATACTCTTTTATCATCGGAACTATCTGCACAGCAGTATCCCCATCTTTAATGAACTGCACAAGCTCTTTAGTTAAGATGTCGAGTTGTTTTTTATTATATTCTGTGTTATCGTATATATCCTTGAAGAGAGAAGAAAGCGATTTACCCTCAAAGATTTCGTAATCAATAGCCATAAATTTACCTATAGGTTGTCATTTATAAATATAGAACTCAAAAAAAATCCTAATATATAAATATATATTGGTAATTTTTATTTATCAACCACATAGTTATTATAGAGGTTACTCGGTTTTTTTAATCGTGTGACCTTTTTTTTTGTTAACTAACGGGAGAAAACCAATGCAGGAAATCGTAACACAAGTCAAAGGATACGTTGATGACTTAGCTCATCTATTGATGTCTTTTGTTGCTATAGGTGCAGTGTCCGAAGTCATCTTCGGTAGCGGTATCTTTGGCGTGAATGTTATAGGTAACCTCACATCCATCATTAATAAGTTCGGCGAGTCAGGCTTCGCTGGACTTGTCGCCTTGTTGGTGTTGGTGGGTTTATTTCGTAAGTAGGACAC